CGGTTCAACGAGTTGCTCCAACTGATCCGCTGGCTGTTGCTAGGGCGGCTGAACTTGATGAGGCTCGCAGGGTTTCAGCAGCAGGAGGGCGGCTGACACCAGAGCAGCAGGCGATCATAGATGCCACGCCAGTACGTGCTGACCTGCCTTCTGATGTGACTGGTGGGAAGCCCCCTACTGCACGTATAGATGAGACTGTTCCAGCAGTAATCGACCCTGACAGCGGATTTAGGGAACTGCGTCCGATTCAGGAAAACCTTGATGTGGCGTTCAACGAGACAATGAACGCTAAGTTAGGGCGAATCATTCAGTCTACTCAAATTGGCAGGATTCTTACCGGCTTCAATCCGATGTTGGGTGCAAACAATGAAGGCAAACGAGCAATTATTGGTTTTGCTCATTCACTTGAAGAAGGCACTTTAGAGGCCGACCGTTTGATTGCTCGAATAGACGAAATTGGCAGCAGGGAAGGGTTGTTTGGCGACATTGATGACTCTGGTTTATTCATGGGGGGAGAGTTCAAAGGGCTTTCACTGAACGAGGTTAGGGAGAAGGCAAAACTTCCTGCGTTTAGGGCGCGAATGACACCAGACCAACAGGAATACATCAATGTTCTGGGGGAACTGGACGAAGCTGCATCTGCGTTCATGCGTAAGCACGGACAGGATATCGGCTTTACGCAAGACGAAGATATCTTATTTGCAAGCAGGCGTATTAAGGGAAAATGGCAATTTGAGAATGATAGTTTTTATGGGGCATACGATGCTAACGGGGAACTGATAACTACACGAATTGACCCCGACCGACCGCGAGTGTTGGGTACACAATCCAGGGCACAGCAAGCACGTTCTGTCCGAACAGCAGCAGAACTTCGTGAGCAGAAATTTGTACTGATGCCTTATGACGAGGTGGTAAAACTCAGGATCAGGCAGTCATATCGCATAGCTGCTGAAGACAACCTTGTGAAGTGGGTAAAAGAAAACTACGCGTTTGAAAAGTCCCCAACAAAAAAGAACTATATAGAAGCACAGAAGCGGCTTTTTGATGGACAGGTGGCAACTACTGCTGAAGGTGAGCAGTTCCTTGATGATCTGGTTGGCAGGGGTGGCGCACTTGAGAATTTCAGTAAAGCCATGCCTGCGAATAAGGCTACTAAAACATTTGGCCTAATAAATAACTTTGGAAGGACTTTTGTGCTTGCTGGTGACGCTTCGATATTTACGATTCAGTTGCTTGCTGTGATTTTTGAAGACTTTTTGCCACTGTCAGCCAGAGGCGGGCTGCGTCATATACGTCCAAAAGTGCCTGGCAGAATGACAGTCCCCACCGTCAAGCAGTTTGCGACCAGTTTTGCCCGTGGCATGTTATCCCCTGAAAATGCCCGAAAAGCGAATGCCAGAACAATAGTAGAGGCATCGGAAGAGGGTCTGCTCGATGAGGCAAAGCACATAATAATGCTCTCTGGAGACAACCCATCAGAGTTCACTGAATCTGTTGGCACGCTTAGAAATGTAAACGTGTATCTGAGAAGAAAGGGCGGGACACGCAAGGTTGCTGGCAAGGTCGCTACTATCTACACCCGTCCACTTGAAGCCTTTCAAGAGGCGTTTATATCAGCGATGAATACGGCGGGGTTACAGTTGTGGCGTGCGTTGCGGCCTTTAACAAAGAATGCCGATGGAACAGTTAACCCACAGAAACTTGCTGATGTTGAAGACTTTATCAATAACACCCGTGGACTGACTTCATCTGCGCGCATGGGTGTGTCTGGGCAACGTCGGTGGATTGAGGGTAACTCAATGCTGGCTGCTCGCTACAGACGAGCAACTGCCGCTCTTATGACATCTGTTATTTCCGGTGGCGCGCGTGGTGATCTTGCTCGCAACCAGTTGGCAGCACTGATAACTGGCATGACTCTGACAATGGCGGCGTTTACGGTTGCAAGGGGGGAGCAAGAGGGTAAATCAAAGAAGCAAGTTAATTATGAATTGAAAGAACGTTTGATTCCAGGCAACGGCACTTACATGATGGCTGATGAGATGGGACAGAAAGTTGGCTTTGGTTCCAAGTTCATTTCTGATCTAAACTTCATTACCAAGATATTCACCCAGCCATCTTCCATGTGGGATGCGAGTATAGAGAACAATGTATGGATACGCTGGCTCAGATCGCAGTTTTCATTTGCTCTAGGAGAACCTATAGACCTACTTCTAGGGCGTGACGTTGTTGGGAATGTCACTCGACCGGGGGACCCGTTTCTGATAAAGGGCGATGCCCCATCAACCAGAGAAGGAGTGCTTGGGCTTACCAAGAGCCTTGGCTCTCTTGGGATACCTGTCTGGGCGCAATCTGTTGCATTTGAAGGCGGCGATATAAAACAACGGCAACTTCGTGGTGGCTTTGAGTTTGTCGGTAGCAGGGCATACGAGCAGGGTCGTTCATCAGTTTTAACCAAGGCTTCCTTCGATAAGTTTGGAAAGCCACTTGAAGACCTAAACCAGCTTGAACGATTTGAACTACAGAACGACCCCCAGTTAGCCCCAGTGCTTGAGGAGTTCGATAACACACGGGCTTCTACTGGTGACAAGTTTGCTAGTTACAGGGTGCAGAGGCTAGAGGATGAGCGGGTTGCTTACAACCGTAAAAGTGCTGACTTGGAAACCATGATAATTGCTCTTTCCAAGGGTGGACCTGATGGCACCAAGGGAAAAGATGGCGGCAGAGACAACCCCGATGCGTGGAGTGTCCTCAACACGTTTGCTGACAATATCGGTGAGGTCAAAGGGACGCTTGCCACAAAACTAGAGCGCACCCGTAAATTGTTAAAGCTTGAGGGGTATGTTGGCGAAGAGCCTAAGAACGACTTCGACCGGATGCTCAATAAGTGGTACGAACTGTTTGACGTCCATACGTCCACTGTGCCTCATCCTGCCGGTGGCGAGGCAAAGCACCGGTTAGTCTTTGAAACATGGATTCCAGCGTCGGAAGCGTTCATTGCGTCGTACTCCCCTGATCTGCAAGAACAACTACAACAGTGGCGTGACCGCAAACAGGAACCGCTTGGCATTGATGCTATCTTAGAGGCTCGCCGACCAAATGCAGAATTATACGGTTTGGACGATGAAGATAACGCTAAAAGGGCTAACGGTGAAGAACTCTTTAATGCTGTTCAGCGTGTTCTTATGGAACTTGGGTGGACAGAGGCAGATTTCTACGCTTTACGTGAAAGTGAATAGAAACTTTGAAATCACCTGACATTGCAACCTAATATAGAAAACGGTACTATTGCTTTTACAACTGAATAAGGTTTCAGGGGTAGCCTGTATAGGCTTCATATATTTTTACGAGGACTTTTATGGTCACACCAAACACGGTTGAGACTTCCTCTGAGAATGAATCCTCCCCAGCAATCGACGATTCCCTCCCTATAGGCGACGAACCTGTTGTTCCAGATAATTGGGACGAAGTGAAAGATGAAGTAACGGAAGAAGCAGGAACGGACGCAGTAGCGACGGAAGAAGTTGAGAGTTCTGGCGACGAAGCAATCTCCGACGATAGTACACCCGTAACCCAAGAAACCTCAGAGACAACCGAAGTAGAAGTATCGGCTGACACTGGGGAACTACCCGAACAAACCGCTGAATCTGGGAGAATGAGAACCCAGGAAGAGTGGTCGAAGCGGGAGTCAACCATCAGGCAGCGTGATGCTGAAAGAGAATCTGAAGTGCAAGGCTTGCGAGAGCAAGTGGCGCAACTTCAAACGACTTACGCAGATCAGGTACTGGATGCGGAAGTTCGTGGCTATGCACAATCACTGGAAGCCCAGTTGGTTTCAGAAGGCTACGATGATGCGGCAGCTAAAAGGCTAGCGACACAGCAGGCCAATGCAGCCAAGGCTTCGTATCAGGCTGAACAAAGGTCACAGGTTCTCGAACAGCAGCTTCAGCACGCGAACCAAGCTGCTGAGACAACTTCTAAGAACGCTTCGGTTAACGAGATGATGAGGCAGCACGGGGTTCCTGAAGCGCAACGAGCATTGCTCCAAGGGTATTCAGACCCCGCTCTGCTGGTAGAGGCGGCAAGGGTTCTCGGCGAAGCTGAGAATTTACGAAAACAACAAACGGAAACCAGGCAAGCAGAAGTTCCTGCCGGTGGCGAATCTAATACATTCGACGGTGGCGTTGGGCGTGGTGGCACTGTGACTGACCAGCAATGGTTGAACACGGTGTACGCAGAGGGCAATTCTAACGATCATGCCCGTGCGAACAAGATCATGCGCTCAATGGGAATCAACCTTGGCTAGTTTCAAGGGAAAATAAAAAATGGCAACCGGAATTACTATCACGGATAGTCTGAGCGATTCCCTCCCAACGGTGGTGAGTGCGGCTCGACAGGTTCGTGAGTATAAAGGTGTAATGACCCAGGTCGTTGACAAGCAAACGCTTGGAGCAGGCGTGGGTAACAACTGGCGAGAGATTGACCTTGCCAAGTTGACTGCACAAACAATCACAGAGACTACTGAGGAAGATAACCCACAGGAACTCTCTGACAGCGCAATCTCAGTAACTCCGAGTATTATTTCGGTTCACACGGTTGTAACAGACCGAACAGCCCGAAACATCTCGAAGAATGTTTTTGCGAAAGTTGGCTCACTTGGTCAACATGCAATTGAACGACAGAAAGACAAGGACGGCCTAACTGTCCTTGACGGCGCATCCACTTCTCTTTGTGGTGCGGGCACTACTCTTACTGCTGGTCACATTGCAGCCGCTGCTTATCGCATTCGCGGCAACACGAGTGAGCCTTGGGACGGGCCTGTTGCATTCGTGCTTCACTCCTTCCAGATGAAAGACCTGTTTGACCAACTCGTAGCGGGTGTCGGCACTTACGACATCTCCAGCGGCGTTACAGCCGACGTGTTCAAGAACTCGTTTAACCTTCCTATAGCAAACGCACAGGCACACGTTGATGACAACATCAGCATTGACAGTGCGGATGACGCTATAGGTGGAGTATTTGCATCTGGTGCAAACGGTGCGATTATTTTGGTTCAGGCTCGAATGCCTTGGGTCAAGACTATTCGTAACGAGAAACTTGGTGGCGGTGCTACTGAGGTTCTTCACAGGGACGAGTTTGCTTACGGAGAACGCTCTTCAGGCAACTGGCTCTACGAAATCAAATCGGACGCAACTGCTCCTACATCTTAGGACAGTAAATCATTAGTCCCAAACCCGCCTTATCGGTAAGGGGACGAGGTAATAAACATGGCTATTAATGCACAAGGAGAGCCGGGACGTATCCGACTTTTCTACGACTTTTATGGTGAAGATGCTGTCGCTAACACGGCTGAACTCCGATCACTTGGACCTTTCTGTGTCGGTGGTCAGGGTAATGCTGAAACAGACGCCGGTGTTCCAACCATTGCCGGGATTCTTTCCGGTGCTGGTCGAATCACCACGACTAACGAAGACAACCACACTACGATGGTTGGCACTCAGGCAGCATTTGATGTTGCCCTTAGTGGAACCCTTACTCTTGAAACTCGTGTTCAAATGGAAAACCTCGATACTAAAGAGGTATTCATTGGCTTTTCAGACATTGCGCCTGAAACGCTTTCAATCGAAACGGACATCCTCACGGGTGCTACTGCAACGATTACGAACACTGCTTCGGACTTTGTTGGTTTCTTCCTGTCAGCGGAACTTAGTGATGACGAAGATTGGCACGCTGTTTACAACGGGGGCACCGCCTCTGCTGTTACAGCTTCCACGTCATTAGACCTGGACGATGATGCTGTTGCCGGTGAGTGGCAAATCCTCAAACTTGAGATTGCCCCTAACGGTGACACTCGTTGGTACATTGACGGTGAC